GCATTCGACAATGGAATGCACATCGATCAACTCACCAAGAACCATCAACCCACAACCCAAGCATGATTGAAAAATACTACGATACCAAACAGGCTGCTGCATTCTATGCCAAGAATTTCAACATCGAAATATGTGAACGGACCATCCAACGATGGTGCCGATCCGGCAGGCTGCAAAGCATCAAACCAGGGAAATCTAGGTACATGACCAAGTCTAATCTGATTGAAGCTTTGACACCGGTTGCAGAAAAAGTTTGACAATCGCATAAAGTGTTCAATAACCTCGCAATTGAGATGGTGCCCGACAACCTGAAAATCGACCCGGACATCAGAGCATGTCGTCGATTTCGGCAGGTTTGTCTTTAGCAGCCGAGGGTTGTTCCCTCATTCCCTTGAGCCTCGGCTGCATCACAAAACCACGGCAGGATGCTATGGGCAAGAAGTGGATTCCAACTGACAAGATCCTCAAGGATATCGAGCAGATGGCCATGTCAGGGTTGGATGAACAAGACATCGCCTGGAATTTGGGGATTCACCCGACATCATTCAGTCACAAGAAAAATGAATATCCTGCAATCGAGGAAACAATTACGCGCGGATGTGCGCAAGGAATTCGGCGGGCCACCTCTTCCCTTCTGAACCAGGTGGATTCCGGCCACCTAGAAGCCACCAAATTCTTTCTCAAGAACCGGCGCCCGGACACTTGGAACAACGACATCCAGCACCAGGCCAACATCCAGATCAATCTCTCAAAGCTGAACGATTCGCAGCTGCTCGATGAGCTGCGCGGTGATCCTGCGCTGCTGAACGCCGTCAGTGGGAAAATACCCCAGGCAAAGCAGATTGATCAATCACACATCGATCGGCCTTAATGTCGTTAAAACGGGGTACAAAACGGGGTACATTTTGAATATGAAAACTGCGAATCGTTGGAAACAAAGGGATAAGGAGGGGAATGTGGCTTCTAGTACATCTGCCACATTGACATCTGCTGGCATCAAAGAGGGCCAGGATGGAATCCGGGTGCTGTTTCGCAGCCCAGAGCCAGATGATGCAGCACTGGGATTGGTCCTGGATGCCTGGACCAAAGCAGTGGCAGATCATTCCCCGTGGCAGTGTAACCTTAGACCTGATACATCAGCTAGATGGCAGGGACGCCTGGCCAGCGGCGAAACACGGCAGGGGGGTACCACCGCTCCGATACCCCGTCCCATCCTCGTTTACCACCACGACATTCTCCTCAAAAAATTAATCCCACATACCGACATTACGTTAGCCTGCGACCCTGGAGATCCAGACACGGTTTGGGGATGGGTGTGCAGCGATCTGCATTGTTTACATTTTATATATGTCAAGAATGCCTTCCGTGGGTTTGGAATAGGGCGGTTGTTATTAGAGGACACCGGATTACGGATTGAAAAGAAAATAAGAATATCTCACCGGACCCCGGCCTTGTATAGCCATTGGCCTGGCGTTCATTTTATGTGGAACCCTTATCGGATGATGAAATGGAATTAACACAAGTCCATCTGATGCGTGTCTTGCAGATGCCAGGCGGCACGACTGAATTGCTCCAGGCTGGAGAGAAGAATGGAACAGTAACAAAGCTGACCTGGGAAGAAGACATGATCCAGGTAATCCGGAATGTTGAGGGGATTGTTTACACGCGTTACATCCCTATGGCAAATGTTCAGTTTTTGGAAACAGTTGAAGATTCAAAGATTGTAGAAGATGGCAGGAAGTCCAAAAAAGCGGGCGCGGCGGGAAGCAGCAAACGATCTGCAGTGGAGCAGGGAGCAAAGGCTGTTAGTCGAGGAAGCAGTAAAAAGAAAGCGGGGTAGGGAGCAAGTCCGGGAAAAGCTGGTTGGTCTGGGTGAGGGTTTGAGTGAGAGTCTGCATGAGAAGCAGCTGGAATTCTTTTTATCCGATCATCACAAGAAGCTGGCGAGGTGTTCCAGGCGTGCAGGCAAGACTCATCTGGCAGCAGTGGGTCTGATCACAGCAGCCGTGGAAATGGATAATCTGCTGGTGCCTTACATCACGTTAAGTATTAAGAATGCACGTCGGATTGTATGGAACACACTGAGGGAGTTGGAACGCGGATGGGGATTTGGAATGGAGTTTTTGGAAAATCAGTTGACCGTGCGATTTCCAAATGGATCACAGATCATTATGGGCGGATGTCAGGATGAACAGGAGATCGAAAAATTCAGAGGACCACGTTACAAATTATGTGTAATTGACGAATGTCAGAGTATCAAGAGTCGTTTATTGGAGAACTTGGTGGAGGATATTCTGGAACCAGCATGTTTGGATTTGGATGGATCAATCTGGATGTTTGGAACCCCATCTGCAGCAGCAGCGGGGTATTTTTATGACATGGATCAGTTGGACCGGAGTCCCTGGCAGAAGCATTTTTGGACACTTTTGCAAAACCCTCATCTTCCTGGTGCCCTGGAATGGTTATCAAGGAAGAAGGAAGAAACAGGATGGGATGAAGGTGATGCAACCTTCCGAAGGGAGTATGAAGGAGAGTGGGTCCGGGATGAAAACTCATTGGTTTATGCCTTCAACAAGAAAAGGAACTGTGCAGACGAGTTGCCAGAAGTTGAGTGGAACTATGCCCTTGGGGTTGATTTGGGTTTTATTGACTCAACGGCATTCGTTGTTATTTGTTGGAGTGAAGAAGTTGCAGAAACCTATGTGGTGGAAACTCAAAAATACACAGGGTTCACTTCTGATGACATTGCAAAGAAAATTCAGTATTTGGATGCACAATATCAATTCACAAGGATTGTGGCCGATACTGGAGGGTTGGGGAAGATGGTTGTGGAAGAGATGTCAAAAAGATATTCGTTGGATATTTTACCAGCGCAGAAACGACAGAAGCATGATCACATCGAACTTCTGAATTCGGATCTGAAAAAAGGGAAGTTGTTGATTTCTGATGTACCAGAGAATGCAGATCTGATTGATGAGTTGGAGTTATTGGAGTGGGATATGACTGAAATGATCAAAGGACGGTATATCGAAAAAGCAGACTGTGAGAATCATGCAGCAGACGCACTATTATATGTATGGCGGGAATCCTTGGCGTTTTTACACCAGCCTCAGACACTGGCGCCAATGATCGGGACCAGGGAGTGGTTCCGGGCGGAGGAGCAGCGCATGGAAGCAGCTGCTCTGCGCCAAGTGATGGATGAGAATGAAAATCAGTGGTGGGAACAAAATGGAATGGAACCAGTTTATGAAGAATTGAACTGATGGCAGAAAACCAGAACCAACAAACGGATCTTACTTTTCCGGCAGAAGATTTTGGTCTGGAAACCCTCCAGGCAAAGCAGCCAATGTCCACGGTTAGGAAAGCTGCTGCAAAAACTGCAGCTCGGCGTGTTTTGGGCGGACCTGGGCAGGCAATTATGGAGCTGGCCGATCCACCAATGGCCGCAGCGCCAACGATTTCACCAATAATGCTTCCACCGGCGTCCGAGTCTTCCACAGACAAAGCCTTAACCCGGTTAAAAGCCTCAATGTGGGCAGAAGTCCCACCCACTTTGAGTGGTGATTTTGAACAAGTCCTTACCCCTTCTGCAGCATCTGCGGATCGGGCCACAAAAAGGAAGAATCGAGAGAAACAAAACCAGAAAAAACTCCTTTTGGACAAAAAGGCAACCCTTCCAGGGGCGCCAAAGAACAAATCTATACTTCTGCAGCCCAAAAGAGGGGTCTTATTGCCGCCTTTGAGGATTGGACCACAAACCGCAAAGGATTGGATACGCCGGGTTGAAGGGGTTTTGCCCTCGGAACGCATTGTGGACTCTTCCAAATGGTATCGGTCCAACAAAATGATTGAACCCTTCCTAAGTACAGTGGGACCAGAGATGACTCCAGAGATGGAATCCGGGTTTTTGGTGGGTTCACAGCAGGCATCTCCTAGTCAAGCAATCCGGGCCTATGTGAAGCAGCGGGAACAGGCACGGCGTGGAGTCAAATTTGATGATCCTGGCAGACAACAATCCGGAACCGCCGATTATCCATTGTTTAAGATTGCAGAAGGTGAGCCGATTGACAAAGGTGCCGGTCAGAAAATCCATGATTTCTATGATGCAGCAATGCAGAACAAATTCCGGACCTATTATGACCTAGATCCGGACGCAGGCGCCCCATTTGTGGTGGATGTCCACACTGGCAGGGACATGGGTTTTGTGGATGACACCTATGCGAAGTTCATTAAGAAAAATTATAGAATCCCAAAGGGATATGAACTGCAAATTGATCAACCTAAAGGTGGATGGAGTGAAACCCAATATGAATGGGCTGCCAACCAGGGGCGCCGCATTGCTGGTGAATTGATAAGTCGTGGATGGGGGTTAGATCATGGAATTGATTTTGAGTTAGAAGCACCCGATGTCCAGGCGATTGGCTGGATGGCGATGTCAGACCTGTATGGGGCGCCTGGGGAGGATGTCCCTGAAGCAATTGACCAAAATATCCAGCGTGTCAGTGCAGAATTGAGTTTTGGCGAAGGATCTCCATTAAGTGTGGAATTCCCGGAATTTGAAAACCTTCCAGGTCCAGAAAAAACCAGGGTGACGCGGGAAGTGATGTCCTGGGTGGGTGATGTTGCTAATGAACTGGCGGGAACCGTCAACATTGGCCGAGTCCATGGGCATGGAGGGTGGCAAAGTTATGATCCTGCACCTGCCATGGTGGAATCACTGCTTGCATCCCCGGAAGGGGCGGATCTGTATGCAGATATCGTGGGATATCTCGCGCAGCAGACGGAAGTCTGGGCGGTGCGTCCGGTTTCTGAAGGTGCAGATGATGGGAACGGGATTGCAGTTGATATTCTGGAAAATGGTACAGACCGAATCACCAAGGGGGATAATCTCCAGAAGATCTGGGCGTCAGTGAACCAATTGAATCCGGGTCTTTTCCAGGGTTTTCAACCAATTTTGGAAGATGGCAAGCCTGGAATCCGGATGATTGTCACCACTCCAGAAATGGCCGCTCAAGGTGGAAATACCGAGCTGCTTAGATGGTTACGGAAGAAACCATCCCATGTTGATCCTGGAATATTGGCCAATATACAAAAAAGCAAAGATCCAGAATGGACCCAGCAGCTTCTTGATGCATTCCCGCCAATGCCGAAAGGTGGTTTGGAAGTTAAACCGAAAAAAGGGGAGGATATCCCCGGTACTAAGGGGGCGCAAGAGGCACTGTGGCAAAAAAGCAATCCAAAGCAATTACGTACATACATCGAAAATAATGCACAAACCATAGTTGATGCCGTCAATGAGATATTTCCAGGTAAAGGAATCGACTTTGAAATTGAATGGGAAGATGTTAACATAAGAATTCGACACAATGATTGGACAAAGGATAACAATGGCGAACGTTACAGTGAAAGGATCGAAGCAGCGGCGAAAAGATCGCTTGTGGACGACCTACGAAATAATTACCGGCCAGAACTTGAGGCCCGCGTTCGGTCAGCTCTTGACCAGGCAGCCCGTAGAACTGGTGGACCAGGAAGGGAACCAGATTGGTCCATCGTCTCCAGAAGCCTCCCCAGAACAAAACAATTAGTCCTTCCCGGAGATACTGCTTCCACCGTCTTTGGTGAAGCACCTGGTTCCCCGGAAAATCAAACATATCTCCAAAACGCCCTGCGCGACTACGAATCTGCGCGGGAACTCCAGCATCCCATCCTAGACAAATCAAAACGCCAGCATAATTTTGAACGCTGGTGGAACTGGGACTTTGAAAAGGACCAGCCCGGTGATACTCCATCTGCTGCAACCTTTGAACTATTTTTTGATCATGACAAAAACGATTTTGTCACCGTAATTGGTCCGGAGCAGGTGAAAATGAATCAATTTTCCGACAGTACCATGGAGGATATGGAGCTGACTGATCCAATGCTGTTTTTCCATGGATCTCCGAGTTTTGAGGGAACCAAATTTGACAAGGAAAAGCAGGGATTGCGGGACCATGGATACCATGGAAAAGGGTTTTATTTTACGCCAAAAGCATTGACGGCGGAACACTATGCAGAAAGCATTGATGAACACTTAACGTCGCAGGAGATCAGTGGACCGGTTGCCAAGGTCTTTGCAGATCCATCTCAGGTTGGTTCTGATGAGCTCACAGAACAGATTGATGAATTTGATTTTGATAATGTGGATTTTTACAACGATGAAAATTATCCAAAAACAGCAGCCGGGTTGAAACAATATGCTGAAGATCAGTATGCAGGCGATATGGCAGTTGTGGTTATGGAAGATAAAGTGTTTTCTCCAGAAATCCTTCCATTTTATTTGTCGATCAAAAATCCTTTAAATATGCATAAAAGTAAATTTAATGATGAGATGCTGCAAAAATTAAAGGAAGGGTTTTTCCAGGCAATGACCTGGTCCGATCATGAGCTGACTATAGGAGATGCAGAAAACCTTTTTGATAAAAAAGCATCTGACATCAAATTACCCTGGCAGTTTGTTGAAAATCTGACCGACACCCTTGGAATCGACATGTCAGAACTGGCAGAGGAATCTGGATTTGATGCCATCGTTGGTGGGAATGAAGTTGTGGTTTTTAATCCGAAACAGATCAAATCTGCAATCGGGAACATTGGTCTTTTCAATCCTCAATCTGATGATTTCCTGACGCAGCTGGAGCAGCCGATCAAAAAACGAAACCAGCAGATGGCACAGATGCAGGCGCCCCAGATAATGAGGAGAAGAGAACGTGCTGCGTAAAGTAACAACCCTGGAAGATTCCAGAGATTTGATCAAATACCTCAGTGAAAACCGGGTGGCAGAGTTTGAAGGACATGGTTTGAAAGTGAAATTTTACCAGGAAATGCCGGAACTGAAAATGCCTGCACTTCCTTCTGAAAATAGTCTAATCCGAGAATACCAGGAGTCCTAATGGCATTTTGGTGGCAAGCAGATAATGAAGACGAGCTGGGAAACCGCCTAACCCAGACAATCAACCAGCTCAAAGAGGACCATGTGGGCCGGATGCAGCTGAACATCGACATGCTCCGGATGTACACCCAAAGAAATTATGAAGCACTCGACAGGTTTGAACCATCGATGCGGATCGGCCTGCCAATGGCGGAGGACTTTAGGATGCGTCTTAATGTGGTAGGAAACATAACAGACACCCTGGTTTCCCGCCTTGGCAAGTCTCGGCCACGCCCCATGTACATGACCAAACGTGGTGATTATCGGCTGCGGACCCGTGCAAAGAAGTTGACTGATGCCATGGAGGGTCTGTTCCACCAGGTGGATCTTTATGCTCTGATGCCTAAAATCTTCCAGGATGCGTGCATCTTTGATTTGGCTGCAATGAAAGTAGGCCGGGAGGGTTCTGAGATATTTGCAGAACGTGTTTTTCCAAATGAACTTTTGTGGGATCTCAATGCGGCGATGTATTCGGAAACTCCACCATCCCTGCACCAGGTGAAACGTGTGCCTCTGCAGCAGATGATTCTGAACTTTCCAGAATATGAGGAACAGATCATCTATTATTCCAATTCTTCAGACAGTGATTATTTCGGTGAAGAGGGGCATGATGCGGAAATGGTTGAAGTTGTCGAATCATGGCATCTGCCGTCAATCAATGGTGCCGATGACGGCAAGCACGCGATCACCATGGATAATCTAGTCTTGGTGGATGAACAATATAACTATAATACTTATCCATTTGTGACCATGACCTGGGGTGATTCAGTCCTTGGATGGTCAGGGATCTCCCTGGTGGAATCTCTCAAATCAATCCAGTTTGAAATCAACAAACTCGCCCTCCGCATTCAGCAGGCGATGCACTTGGTTAGTGTACCTTGGATCTTTGTGGCACATGGCAGCCGGGTGGTGGAATCCAGTTTAAGAAATAACCCTGGAACCATAGTCAACTACGTAGGTCAGCCGCCGATTTCGTACACACCTACTGCGATGTCATCCGAAGTCTATTCCCATCTGGATCGGCTGTACCAACGTGCCTATGAAATTGCAGGCGTTTCGGAATTATCTGCAACCGGCAAAAAACCTGCCGGGTTGGACAGTGGTGCTGCATTGAGAACGTATCATGACATTGAAACCGAGCGTTTTATCACGGTAGGTCAGAAGTATGAAAAAGCATACATGGATGCAGCCAAATGGTTCCAGGATCTTGCACGCGAGATTGTCAGTGAATCCGGATCATTTCCAGTTAAAGGATTTAAAAGACGCGCCCTGGAGGAACTTGATTTTAAAGATATCGACATGGCAGAAAAAGATTATGTTCTCCAGGCATACCCGGTCAGTCTTCTACCATCAACCCCGGCAGGGCGGCTGCAGGCTGTCACCGAGTTGGTCCAGAGTGGAGTGATTAAAAGACGAGAACACATCATCCGGCTGTTGGATTTTCCAGATCTGGAAAGTGTCACATCCCTTTATGATGCACTGGAACGTGATGTCGAGTGGCGGATTTCCGAGATCCTGGAGGATTCTAAATACCATGCACCAGAACCGATGATGGACCTCATTTATGCAAAGGAACGGATGACCATTGCCTATCTGGAAGCCGAGCAGGATTCATTGGAACTTGATAAACTGAACATGATGCTGCAGTTCATTGATGAATGTGATGCCTTGATGCAACAAGGCCAGGCCACCGGACCTGAGATGCCAGGAGGAGAAGCCGCAGCAGCTGCTCCAGGAATTCCTGGATTAGAAGGATTGGAAGGTGCAGCAATTCCAGGTTTGGAAACACCAATGACTGAAACCATTGACGCGGCAATGCCGCAGCAAGAAGGATTACCAGTATGAGTGAAGAACTAGAAACTTTACCGCCAGAAGACCAGGCCGGTGTGGATGCATGGCTTGAGTCCAAAGGACGCGGGGCTGAAACCACAGAAGCAGAAGATAGTGCAGAGATTGAAGAAGCTCCAGAGGTGGATGATCCTGCAGAAGTTGAAGCTGAAACTGAAACTGCAGAAGTTGAAACCACAGAAGATGCAGAACCGGAGCAGCCTAGAATCAGTCGTGCATTTTCAAAAGTGGCTCAAAAAGAACGCCGACTTCAAAAAGAACGGCAAGAACTTCAAAAGTTAAAAGAAGAATTAAAACCATTCCAGGAAGCAAAAGCAGCTGCAGATTCTGGGGATATGATGACTGCAGTCAATAAAGTGGGTTGGAACTACCAGGATGCAACCAAACAAGTCTTGTCAGATGGGAAACCAGTAGCCACAAACAAACAAAGTCCCGAAGTCGAGCAGCGTTTGGCAAAGCTGGAATCAATGGAGAAACAGAAACAAGTTAATGATTATGTTGCAAAATTAAAAAACATCGTTGAGACTGACGATAAATACGAATTGCTCCGCGCTCAATGGGACAATGCATGGCCGACTATTCTGGAGATGCAGAAAATCACGGCCACTACATCTGGAACCATTAAGCCGGAACATGATATCCTCCGGGAAGTGGAGGATTTTTATGAAGAGCAGACGCGATCCTTGGCATCTTCTGCCAAGATGAAGAAGCTCTTGGGCCATACCGATGATGGCCCATCTCAGGACACGCCATCGGAATCTCAAAGGACACGCAAGAGAACTTTAAGAAACAAAGTCTCTGCTTCTACGCCGTCTAAATCGCGGGCGCCTCTAACCAAGCGGGAACGCCTGGAAGAAGCACTAGCAGTATTTGATACGAGTGTGAGAAGCTAAACAGTCCAGGTGGCGCATGGAAGCGCCAGAAAGATTCTCATGGCAACTGCCACGACCCTCGCGGCGTGGGATAATGCCCTCAAACAATACTACCGTGCTGCGGAGGTGGCAAAGGTAGTGTACGACTCTCATCCTTTTATGGAGTTAGTCCCAAAGGATAGACACTTGTCCTTTTAAAATCGGATGAATTGCAGGGAACCCCTAACGTAAAGCCGAGGGCAATCTGCAGCCAAGCCAGGAAGGGCAACGGTTTCCTGGAAGGTTCAACGACTAGGCGGTGAGTCCCAACAATAACCCGCCCACGAGCGTCCGACACCACTGGTGATGAAATAGTCTGAGCTGCATAGACAATATGCAGAAACGGTAATTAAAAAAGCCGTGATAACAATCTGGAAAAATTTAGAGGGAAAAATGCTCCCATACCGGTATATTTCAATCGCCCACAGGGCGTTTCTGCAGTGTTTTCCACTGCACAATCAAACGCAACTGCATCCAAGATTGGTGAATTCCTCATGACGCGGAAAACCGCGTATGGAGTTGCAACCATCGCCGGTGAAGCAGTCGCTGCCTTAACATCCAGGGCCATCAGATAGAAATGTTTGATGCAAACGGTGTGAATTGCTGGGAAAGCAGGAACTGCCGATCAGCAGCCAAGCCTCAAATGAGGAAGGTTCAGAGACTATCCGCAAGGAGTAGGATCAAGCGATCCGAAGCGCACCGCACCCGATAAGGGTGATGATATAGTCCCATCTGCAGAGTCGAATCTGCAGCAGCCGAAAGGCGGCCCAGAAATAGCGAACCTGGGTGAAGATAATGCGGAAGGTGATCGATTCAGTTTTTTGAATGCGATGACCACTGAAATTGACGGTGTTCTCAGATCAGTTGGTGATTCAATTGCCACTGCCCTTTATCGGGATGGATCTGGTGCCATAGGTCAAATTTCAACTTCAACAACGGTTGGATCTGCTGTCATTGACTTGGTCAAGGACACGGATGTGACCAATTTTGAGGTGGGAATGGTCCTGCAGGCATCCGGAACCAAAACAGGTGGATCAGTTCGATCTGGAACCATCACCATCCAATCAATCGACAGAACTGCCACAAGCGATCAGATTACCTGCACAGGAAATTTGACTGCAGGCATCGCCGCGGTTGCCCAATCGGACTATTTATATGTCCAGGGAAATTATGATGAAACAATCACTGGAATGGAAGGGTGGCTGCCAACTACTGCACCGTCAGGTGGAGAAAGCTTTTTCGGTCAGGACCGAAGCACTGATGCAACCCGTTTGGGTGGCCAGCGTCTCGATGGTTCCTCGATGACAATCGTGGAGTCCCTCATCGAAGCAGCCGCAATCACAGCAAGAGAAGGCGGAAAGCCGGATTACCTGTTCTGTTCATTTGCCGATTTCGTCAAAATTGAAAAAACACTTAATGCACAAGTGCAGCGTGAGGTCAAGCAAAGTGATTCCATTTCCGGATATCGGACGCTTGATTTCTATGCACCGCATGGAATTGTGAAAATCATCCCCGATAAATCATGCCCCGAATCAACGGCATTTTTATTGGAACTGAAACGTTGGTCTTTAATGTCAATTGGTCCAGTGGTTCAGCTCACAGAACTCGATGGCTTACGCGTTTTGCGGCAATCCGCAGATGACGGCGTTGAATGTAGAGTTCATTCCTACGGACAACTTGCTTGTGAAGCTCCAGGTTTCAATTGCGTGATCACCCTTCCATCTTGATAAGGAGGTCTGATGGCCAATAAAACATTTTATGGAACGCAGGCACTGCAGCCGGAATTGAAAATCCTTCCAGGATCATTTGTGACCAAAGGCACATCTGATCCCTCGGTATACACCGGGACTGGATTTTCTGTGACACGCACAGGAACAGGAAAATGGAAAGTTACCTTTGCTGATTCCTATCCAGGAATCCTCTCGGTACAGACCACTTTTGAACTGGATTCTGAGGCGGCGTCCAACATCGTGCTGAATACGAGTGATGTAGGTACATCAAGTTTCATCATCCACGACTATGATCTGGAAGACATCGGCGGGACACCGCCGGTGGATCTCACCGGACCCATAGTCCACTTTGTGGTTTTTATGCGGAATACATCACTCACCCAATAAGGAGGGTGTATGTATGGACCAAAAGAAACCGCCATCATGATTCTGGGGAAGGGTAAAAAAAATCCCCCGGACATGATGGAAGAAGAAGAAATGGAATTTGGTGAAACTGAAGAAATGGAAGAAGAGGTTTCCGAATACTCTGATGAACAGCATGGCATGGCAGAGGAACTGGTGGCCGCCGTCCAAGACGGTGACACGCACGGTATCCTTGATGCCATCCATGGAATCTATATGAGCTATTGATATGACTGATTATGTAGCTTTGAGCGAATTGAGAACTTTATGCCGGCAGCGTGCCGATATGGAAAACTCTCAATTCATAACAGACACTGAAATGCTGCGGTACATAAACAGGGGATATGCTGAGTTGTATGACTTAATTGTCACCAGTGCAAACTCCGAAGATTATTTCCTGATCTCAAGTTCCGTGCAGTTGGTATCTGGTACTCAAAGTTACGATCTTCCATCTGATTTTTACAAAATGCGAGGGGTGGATTTGAATGTAGGTTCAGACTCCATCCCTTTGCACCGTTATAATTTTAGTCAACGTAACACTGGCAGCCGCTATTCCGTTGCAAGGCGGATGCGCTACCACATCCAAGCATCAACTCTGCGGATTAATCCGAAACCCTCAACCAATGACACCCTCACCGTCTGGTATGTTCCAAGTCCGAAAAAGTTTCTTGAGAAAACAGTGACGGCGATTACACGCGGGTCCACGACCATGTGGACCGTAGGATCAGCCCATGGTTTTGTGGCTGGAGATACCATCACTGGAACCGGTTTTTTGGTTGCTGCCGATTATAATGTGGATCAAACGATTTCTGCAGTAGGCGCAACAACCATCACAACGGATCTCGACAGCAGCGGCTTGAGTGATCCCACGACTTTTGGATCAGTTGAATCCCGTTTTGATTTCTTCTCCGGATGGGACAGTTTTGTGATTGTCACCGCCGCAACGGATTGTCTGGTTAAGGAAGAGGCAGATATCACTGCACTGACAATGGAGAAGGAACAGTTGAGGGCAAGGATTACAGCAGTTTCAGAAATGAGAGATTTAGGAGAACCAGTCACCGTGACTGATGTGTCTTCCTATTACACCGGTTCCAATTATTTTAACTACCTATAATGCCGAGGATACTATGAACCCAGTTCAATATAGGAATGTCACTGGCTACATAAGCAGTGGCGATGCATCCGGTGATGTCACCGGAGACACGATTGATGCAGCACAATTCCGCAAGGTTTGTATGGTTGCAGTCAATACCAGCACAGGAACTCCAGTGGCTGAAATATACATCCAACACTCAAATGATGATAGCACCTGGGTCAATGGTGCAACTGCAAGTATTTCTGGAGGTGAAACAAACCTCCTGGAAGATGATCTGTATGCCCGGTACACCCGGTTCTTTTATGATCATACTTCAGATGGAACTGGGGCAACCATTTCAGTGACTTACACCCTGAAGAGCTGATGAGCCGGGTTAATTTCACCCAGATATGGTCACCAGATGAGGAAGTCACCAGGTTACAGTCACATATAAAAACCACTCTGGACCCGCTGCTTGAGCTGCCGATCTCAGATGGTGTACTTCAAACCAATCTTTCAATTGCAACCTCAGACACGGCGATTGACCACAAACTCGGAAGGCAATATGAGGGGTTTATCATCACTCGGTTAAAATCCAATTCAGTGATTTATGAAAGCAGCAGCACAAACGACACGCCGGATCGGACCATCATTTTGAAAGCATCGGCCACGGCCACGGCGGACATCTATTTTTTCTAAAGGAGTAAAATGGCCACCACAAACATGAGTTTGACGCAATCAAGCGTAGGCGTCACCTCTGGACCAGATTGGGCGGCGAATACCGAAACGAACTGGACACTCATTGACGCTCACGACCACTCTAGTGGAAAGGGTGTTCAAATCACTCCGGCAGGCATCAACATCAATGCTGATCTGGGATTCAATGCAAATGATGCAACCGAGCTGCGAACGGTGGCATTTGACTCCAGTGCCGATGCCACCACCTCCGCAGATCGGCGGTGTATTTATGAAAGCAGCGGGGATATCTACTGGAGAAATGCAAGCGGCACGGCGGTTCAAATAACATCCGGGACAGCAGTTGGATCTGGTGTAGGCAGCATTGATGGTATGGGCAGCACAGATGCCAAGGTCACTTATAACGATACGGCAAAAAGCTATTCCTTTGTTTATGACTCCACAACCTCACCGGAGTCAGTGGCGAAAATGGCATTCTCTGATTTCGCAGTATACAACTACAGTAATTACAATGACCTGGTCACGGTAAAATATACGGGTAGTGGAGCGTCAGGGGTTTTAACTCTTCCAGATGAAACTGGAACCTTTGTCACTTCCGCTTCAGCACTCTCGGACATTTCAGTCACCTCGACAACTGCATCAAAACCAGTGTTCACATTGGCAAACAATGCTGATGATGCAACTTCTGCCATCCTTAATCTGAAAAATCTCCGTGGTGGATCAAATGCGGGAGTTGCCAATGACGATGCTGGAATCATTAATTTTTATGCGAATGATGATGCCAACAACAACCAAGTTTTTGCCAAGGTTTTGGGAGAGGCAAGCGTGGTCACTTCAGGACAAGAGAAAGGAAAGCTAAGTTTTTTTGTTGCAGAATATGATGGAACCAACACGGCAGGCTTGATCCTGGCTGGCACGGATACCGATGGAGAGGTGGATGTCACGCTCGGTGCAGGAGCAGCCAGTGTG